ATAACATATGGGGTATCTTTTTTAGGTTCACCACAAAATTTAACTTTCGATTTACCAACCCCGTCAATTACCCCAACAAACACAATAACCCCTTCTATTACACCAACGAGTAGTTTGACACCAACACCATCAATAACCCCAACAAAGTCAACAACACCAACGAATAGTTTGACACCAACACCTACTATCACTCCGACAAAAACTTCTAGTTTATGTCAATCTTTGGAATTAATTTGTAATAATTATGAAATAACCAATACAACGTCTTCAGCACAACCACTTTTATTAGTATATTCAGCATGTACAAATCAACCGACAGTATCATCAATTACTTTGAGTTCTGGACAAACCACTAACTTTTGTGCAGTAGCATACACAATAGCTTATTCTGGTGGTCATATAATTAATCAAACGGGAACTTGTGGAAAATTCTGTTCTTCATTTACAAACATTTTCCTACATATACCAAATTTGACTCCAACACCTACTCCAAGTCTATCGTAATCAGTCCTCACCATAGATATCTTTTTTCTTAGTACAGTTTTGATCTATAAGTTTTTCTAAGAACTTATAGATTTTTATTCCGTTGTCATCACAATATTTTTTCAATTTATTGTGGGAATCCACCGAAATTTTAATGTTTTTGGTTGATTTTTTCATTAAGGATAAAAAAAGATAATTTTTTCCTCCTAATATAAATAAGTTTTTATAAAAAAAAATACTTTATCGATTAAGATAATATTTATATCAATAAAACCTAAAAAAATAAAAAAATCATCATATGGCGACTACCAATAAAATATTCGTATCCCCTGGTGTTTACACATCGGAAAGGGATTTAAGTTTTGTAGCACAAAGTGTAGGTGTTACAACCCTAGGGTTGGTTGGCGAAACCTTAACAGGTCCCGCTTTCGAACCTATTTTCATAACTAATTACGACGAATTTGAGGCGTTTTTCGGTGGGACTATTCCCGAAAAATTTGTCAACACTCAGATACCTAAGTATGAATTAGCTTATATCGCTAAATCTTATCTACAACAATCCAATCAGTTGTTTGTAACACGTGTTTTGGGTCTTTCAGGTTATGATGCGGGTCCAGGTTGGTCTTTATCAATTCAAGCAAATGTGGACGGAACCACTGTAGGTTTGAATGGTTCTTCTTCCAACTATACAATTAGTTTCGTTGCCACTACTGGTGGTACCGTCACTCTCACACCTGTAGGTACGACATTAGTTGGTACAAACTTGAATAACCCTTTTACTCTTTTAAATGGAAATCAATCATCTTTCAATACTGAATTGAGTACTCAACTTACAGGTATTGTAAATGCTTCTGGTAATACTAGTGGTACTTCAGTTTATTATTTTGGTACAATCACAGACGCGGCTTACAGTGCTTTGAGTTCTTATACAGGTGAAACCAATGTGTTTGGTATGTCTGGTCTTACTAACTCTACCGCAGAATACACTTCTCCAAACAATGATGCTTGGTATTACTCTAATTTTAACGAAAGTACCAATGGTAATTATACAGGATACTCTTTCTTTAGTGTGGTAACTTCATTAACAGATGCGGGTGGTGGAACTTATAATGGAACTATATCTGGTACTGTATTTAACTTTTCAGGCGTTTCATATTTAGATTATAACAATGTGGTAGTAGCTACTTTACGTTCAAGAGGTATTTCGAATTATGGTTCTGGTGGAACAGGTCCAAGATATCAAGTCACTGGACTTACAAGTGTTGTATTAAACACTACGGGGTCATACTCTGCTATTACAGAAAATCCATTCTCTCGTTTTGCTATTTCAGGTATTACGGATGGTACAGCTTCTCCTGAAAATTTCTCGTTCGTTGTTTCATTATCACAAACGGATCAAAACTACCTACCATCCGTTTTGGGTCGAACTAACTTTGGAAAAAGTAGAACTGAGGTACCAATAATGGTTGAGGAAGTGTACCCAACCTTATTGACGTATGGGTATAATAAAGGCTTTATTAGGGGTCTTAAAACTGACTTAATTGCAACTCCTGGTTTAAGGTATAATCCTACAACTGATTCTATTGCCAATTATTTGGAAAGATACAGAGCAGCTGAATCTCCTTGGGTTGTATCACAACTTCGTGGTAGTACCGTTGAAAGATTATTTAAAATTTTAACGATATCTGATGGTGATTCAGCCAACACTCAAATCAAAATTTCTATACAAAATATTTCATTTAATAATGTGTCCTTTGATTTAGGTGTTCGTGACTTTTTCGACACAGATACTAATCCAGTTTATTTGGAGAAGTTTACTAATTGTAATATGGATCCTTCATCGAATAATTACATCGGTGTTAAGATCGGTACTTCTGACGGAGAATATGCTTTGAATTCGAAGTATATTATGTTAGAATTGGATTCGGACGCACCTATCGATTCATTACCTTGTGGTTTCGAAGGATATGTTATGAGGGAGTATCCCAATGCAATCCCTCCTTTCCCAATTTACAAAACCGCTTACTATTTCCCTGGTGAAGTTATTTACAACCCCCCATTTGGAACTACGACAGGACCTGTTTCTTCTCGTGGTATGTCAAATGCGGTTCAGAGTTCAGGAGACAGAGTAAGAACAACCTTCTTAGGTATCTCAAGTCAAATTGGTTATGATGTTGATTTTTATCAGTATAAAGGAGCTCAGTATCCCGTAAGTATTTGTGATTCTGAAGCGGCTGAACCATGGGATTACATTACTCAAGGTTTCCATATGGACTCAGGGGCTACTGTTGTTCAAATTGCAGTAGGACCAACTTCGGGAACCCCAGCATTCCAGTGTGGTGATGCGTCATTCCAATCCGATCCCGAAACTTCGGAAAACCCTTACTATCAGATTCAAGCTCGTAAATTTACTTTCTTGGTTCAAAGAGGTTTTGATGGTTGGGATGTCTATCGTGAGTATCGTACAAATGGTGATAGTTTTATACTCGGTGGTGCTGGATATCAGAGAGGCGCTTGTGCAACAACAAGATATCCGAATGCCACAGGGTGGGGAGCATTTAAACCTATTAGTGTTTCAAACTTTACAGATTACACTAATACTGACTACTATGCATATTTGTTGGGTATTAGTACATTCAATAACCCTGAATCCACAAACATCAATGTGTTCGCAACCCCTGGTATTGACTATGTTAATAACTCAAATCTTGTAGAAGACGCTATTTCGATGATTACTTATCAGAGGGCTGACTCGATTTATATCGTCACCACACCTGATTGTAATGTGTTTTTACCAACTAGTAACGATAACTTCATTTATCCTACCGAAGCAGTTGATAACTTAGATAATACAGGTATTGATTCCAACTATACTGCTACCTACTATCCTTGGATACTTGTTAGAGATACTGTTAATAACACTCAAATTTATATTCCACCAACCAACGAGGTTTGTAGAAACTTAGCATTAACTGATAACATCGCATTCCCTTGGTTTGCAACTGCGGGTTACACACGTGGTTTAGTAAATGCTATTAAAGCTCGTAAGAAGTTGACTCAAGAAGATAGAGACACTTTGTATCAAGGTCGTATCAATCCTATCGCAACTTTCTCTGATGTTGGTACTGTTATTTGGGGTAATAAAACTCTTCAAATATCTGACACAGCATTGAACAGAATTAATGTGAGAAGATTGTTACTACAAGCTAGAAAACTTATTTCTGCTGTTGCTGTAAGATTGTTGTTCGAACAAAACGATGCTAAGGTTCGTCAGGACTTCTTGGATAGTGTTAATCCGATCTTGGATGCTATCAGAAGAGATAGAGGTCTTTATGACTTCAGAGTAACCGTAAGTAACTCACCTGAGGATTTGGATAGAAACACCCTTTCAGGAAAAATTTATCTAAAACCAACTAAGGCACTTGAATTTATTGATATTGAGTTCTTGATAACTCCAACCGGAGCGTCATTTGAAAATATCTAATAATAAATGATTTCACACACCAAACAGGCTTTAATTTCGGAGGGTTTCGATGTTTTCGGAACCCCCGAATTAAAGTATTATGCATTTGATTGGGATGATAACATAATGCATATGCCGACCAAGATTATGGTTCTTGATGATAAAGGATCTGAAGTTGGAATGTCCACCGAAGATTTTGCTAAGTATCGTGGAATTATAGGTAAGGAAAATTTCCCGTATGAGGGAACCACCATTGTGGACTACGCTCAAAACCCCTTTCGTAATTTTAGAACAGAAGGAGACAGACAATTTATCATTGATAGTATGAAGGGAAAACCTGGACCAGTATGGTCCGACTTTGTGGAAGCAATCAATAATGGTTCTATTTTTTCAATTATTACAGCTAGAGGGCATAACCCAAACACTATAAAGCAAGCCATATACAATATGATTGTGACTAATTACAATGGAATTAATAAAGATTTATTACTTAAAAACCTAAAAAAATATAGAAAGGTATCAGGAAATAGAATCAACACAAGAGACTTGATAAATTATTATATGGATTTGAATAAGTATTATCCTGTGTCTTATGGAAGTGAGAATAGTGCAGCTAGTCCTGAAGAACTCAAAGTAAAAGCACTACAAGAATTTATTGATTATGTAAAAAGACATGCAAAAAAATTGAAGAAAAAACTTTATTTGAAAGACAATGTCAAAGGAACATTTACACCTACAATTGGATTTTCAGATGATGATATAAGAAACTTAGAAAAAATTAAACAAGAATTTATTAAAGAACCTATATTAAAGACATATTCAACCGCGAGCGGGAAAAAAACCAGATTCTAATAGAGAATATCCGAAAAAAAAACAAAGTAAATAGATAAATTTTTCAACGCTCAAATTTCTTCAAAAACACAATTGTACCACAATCAAAAATTCTTTCAATATTTCGAGAAACCATAATTTGTTTTTCGGTTAACTTAATATCAAAACCTTCTTTTTTCAATTTTTCTTTTCTAAAATTCATTCTATGTACTCTTTTTTTTCCAATGATATACCAATAATTTGGTTTATTAATATTGGTCTGAGTAAACCCTAGTTTACGATACAAATGCCCCTGACTCCAACGACGATCCGCATAACTAATTATTTGAGTTGGGTGATAGTTTTTTATGAAATGATTAAGTAATTTGTCAGCCCCCCCTACAACTATCGTATCTGTTTTATTACAAAACCTACTTAATTCATATCCACTATGATGTGAACCGATACCTAGTCTTGGTTTTGTAAAGGTCATCAAAGATACTAGTTCTTGGTTATAGTATAAACCTAAATTAATTTTGGAATTGATTTTTCCTTGTAAATGGTGTGTGTCCAAA